GATTAATGGTTTTGCTAATTCTATAATTTTATCACATAATTCATCAGATATAAAATTATCATATTCATATAATCTTTCTAAATCAAATTTTTGGCTACAATCTGTAATAGATTTATGAATATTTGGATACATAATATTGGTATCATTATATGGTTTGGATGATTTTGGTGATTTAATATTTGGAATAAATGTAGAAATTTTATAATTTAATTTATTGAATAAAATTTTGAGTAAATATAGAGTAACTAATAATACACAAACTAAATATAAAAATGTTAATAAATTCATAATAATATTATTATATATATATATTTATTTTTAATTTATAAATTAATCCGTATTTTTATAAATTAATCCGTATTTTTATAAATTAAATCGTATTTTTATAAATTAAATCGTATTTTTATAAATTAATCCGTATTTTTTAATATATTTCTCTTTTTTATTTTGGTAATCATTGTTAATGATAGAACGAATACTTTTATATATGAAAAAAAACCATCTTTCATATATGAGTATTTTCCATATATTATTGTTTTGTAAAAATAAATTTATAAAAAAATAGAGTATAGGAGTTCTAATAAATATTAAAAATTTAAATTGTTTATATTTAATATAATTTCTAATAAATCCAAAAATAGGGGTAATACAGAATAAATAAAACATTTATATTATTAATGGAAAATATATTTACAAATATATACGATAAAAAAATATGGGGAAATGGTAGTGGGTCTGGTTCTAATGTATCAAAAGATACATTAAAATATATTCAATTATTAGAATCAATTATAAATAATAAAGAATATAATATAAAAACTATATGTGATATTGGGTGTGGTGATTGGGAATTTAGTCAATTTATAAATTTTGGAGATAAAGAATATTTAGGAATAGATTGTGTTAACTATATAATTAAAATAAATCAAGATAAATATGAGAACGAAAATATAAAATTTGAGCATAAAATAGTAAATGATGATTATATACCAAAAGGATTTGATTTAATAATAATTAAAGATGTTATACAACATTGGACGGATGAAGATATATTAAAATATTTAAATGAAATTTTAATTAATAATAAATTTGTATTTTGTACAAATGGATATAAATTTATGAGAGATAAAAAAAAGAATGATTTAAAGAATCGTGATATTAATAATAAATATAAATATCATCCAGTTGATGTAGATAAATATCCATTATCAGAATTCAAAGAATATGTATTAACTGAAAATAAACATAGAGCAAAACAAATGATATTATTTACAAAATATTTTACATAAATATATTATTTTTTTTTTCTAATATTATATTATATAAAGATGGGAGGAGGATTAATGCAACTTGTAGCTTATGGAGCCCAAGATATTTATTTAACTGGTAATCCACAAATAACTTTCTTTAAAGTGGTTTATCGTAGACACACTAATTTTTCAATGGAAACTATTTCACAAACATTAGATGGAAATGGTAGTATTAGTAGTTCTCAAAACGAAGCATCTTGTACAATTGCTAGAAATGGAGATTTAATTTATAAAATGTATATTACATCATCTACTAGTAACATTCATACTGGTAGTAAAATAATAAGTAGTGTTGAATTAGAAATAGGTGGACAAAAAATTGATAAACACACAGCAGAATGGAATGATATATGGAATGAATTAAGTATACCAGATTCTAAATCACATGGTTTAAAATGTATGCAATGTGATGATGGCGGTATTTCTGGTAAAGAAACCAGTGGAGTAGGATTGGTACAAATACCCTTAAATTTTTGGTTTTGTAGAAATCCCGGTTTAGCTTTACCATTAATAGCATTACAATACCATGAAGTTAAAATTAATTTTGTTTTTGGAACAGTTCTAGAAGTTGGTACTAGTGCGAAACTCAAATTTTATGTTGATTATATTTATTTAGATACTGATGAAAGAAAAAGATTCGCCCAGGTATCACACGAATATTTAATAGAGCAAGTACAAATGCAACGTATCGTTTCCGATAGATCACAAGAATTAACTTTTAATCATCCAGTTAAAGAATTAATTTGGACATCAGCATATAGTAAAACTCATAACTATGGTACAGCTATATTAAAATTAAATGGACTTGATAGATTTGAAAAACAAGAAGAAGAATATTTTCAATTAAGACAACCTTTTGATTATCACACAACAGTTCCAAGGACGAATCTAACATTACATAATCATATTGCACGAACACGTATAAGTGTACATAATTTATTACAAAATGATGTACATATCGGCGTCGGCTCGGATGCGACGGCGGACGGCGGCGCGAGCGCCCCTCTCATAAATTCCATCGGCAATTTCGGTTCGCACCCGTGGAATCCCAACACGTTTGTGATAGCCAATAATTCTGGAGTAGATAACGCCGGCACCAACCCAATCGAGCAGCCGCTCTATTGTTTTCAACTCGAGGATTTTAGCGAATCTAATATCAATAAAGACTTCCACACAGCAGGTGAGTATGAAGATGGTTCATTTCTTAAAGTACATGATAAGCTCCTTATTATTGGTAGTGGTACAAAATTTGGACCACATGATACTACAATAGATTCAATTGAAACAGAAGTAGTTATGGCTTCATCAACCAACCCGGATATTAATATCACCCCCAACTTTTACACCAAGGGCAGCGACACGGATCACGGGCGCAAGAACATATATTTTGAATTAGGAACAAATATTTATAGAAATATAAGTTCGTACAATGATGTTGAAGATGGATCGGCTGAGATTAAAATAACAGCTATTTATAAAATTGTTACACAAAGTCATTCTCATGAAGCGTATACTTCTAAATTAGACAAAAAAATTAATGTATATTCATTCGCTCTAAAACCAGAAGAACACCAACCAAGTGGAACTTGTAACTTTTCAAGAATAGATACAGCAATATTAGAATTTGGTACAGCGCCAACCAATTCTTCTTATAATATTTATGCTGTAAATTACAATGTATTAAGAATTATGAGTGGTATGGGAGGTTTAGCATATTCTAATTAAAATATTATTTTTTTTTTCTAAGATATTATTATATAAAGATGGGAGGAGGATTAATGCAACTTGTAGCTTATGGAGCCCAAGATATTTATTTAACTGGTAATCCACAAATAACTTTTTTTAAAGTGGTTTATCGTAGACACACTAATTTTTCAATGGAAACAATTTCACAAACTTTAAATGGTAATGCTACTATAGGTACTTCACAAAATGAAGCTTCATGTACAATATCTAGAAATGGAGATTTAATTCATAAAATGTATGTTTGTATTTCATCTAATAATTCTATAAATTTACGATATGGTTCTGAAGTTGTTCAAAGTGTAGAATTAGAAATTGGAGGACAACTAATTAATAAACATACAAAAGAATGGAATAATGTATGGGATGAATTAACCTTAACAAATCATAAAGCTCTAGCATTAAAAGAAATGTTTTCAGAAAATGAAATAATTAGTAATGATACACAACAACTAATACAAGTACCATTAAATTTTTGGTTTTGTAGAAATCCGGGTCTCTCTTTACCATTAATAGCACTTCAATATCATGAAGTTCAAATTAATTTTGTTTTTGGGTCTACAGATGAAATAAAAGCGAGTTCTGGAACACCTATAAAGTTTTATGTTGATTATATTTATTTAGATACTGATGAAAGAAGAAGATTCGCCCAAGTTTCTCATGAATATTTAATAGAACAAGTACAAATGCAAAGTATGGTATCTGATGTTGTTCAATATTTAAATTTTAATCATCCAGTTAAAGAATTAATATGGGTAACAGATCAATACCATAACTATGACACAGCTTTATTAAAATTAAATGGACATGATAGATTTGAGAAGCAAAAAAAAGAATATTTTCAATTAAGACAGCCATTTGATTATCACACACACATACCAAGACAAAATTTCTCATTACAATCTTCCATAAATTACTTTCCAATTTCTAATAGGAAAAAAATGATTAAATCTAGCTCTGGTGGGCTAAGACTTGGTATATTTAATAGAGATGCAGCACAAAAAGCCAAAACCGGATTTTATTTTCCAACTAATTTTGTTCCGAAGGGAAGGCCCGGCATCTCGGCCGACAATGCCGCCAATGCCAACAACATCGCCCCCTGTCCGTCCTATCCCACCACCTTCAGCGGGCCCTCCATCTGGCAGAATGCAAGTGGAGAACGTGTTGGTTTGCCTGGGAAAGAACTTCAAGACAAAAATGAAAGCGTGCTGGCCAACTATGAAGTATTCTATGTATTTCATAAAGATGATGTTGAAGAATTTCGTGAAAATCATACTTATACAATTGAATTTTATCCGATAGATCCAAACCCCCCGAAATTCGGAGCTGGTGGAGGACAAGACGACCCGAAGTGGTACGGTGACAATAGCCAGACGCTCGGAGTGGCCTCGGGGTATAATCTGTATGACAGCCTGAACCACATACAAAAATTATTCAACCCAGAATACAAATCCAATTATGGATTTACAAAAAATAATGGTCTCTCCCAATCGGTGATATGTGATACAGTAATAACGACAGCAACTGATAATGCCGTCAATGATAAGTGGTTATTTGTTAGGTTTAACCATAGAATAGAAAACATACATAACTTACAGATCTATGGCGATGGAGATAATGACGGCACCTATGGATTAGACAACGGCCGCTATGACACGAGACTTACCGATGGCGGGGGTGAGACTGCTCGCGATAAGAAATTGAAGTACGCGGACACCGAGAACCCTGCGCTCGTGACTCTGGGCCTCTCCATCGTGGACGCCATCGTGGATAAGATCGGTGATCAATTTTATAATGAGGATATGGAAGGACCAGATACAAAATACAATTTCTTGAAAATTAAAAGTATAACCGAAGAAATTAATTCTTCTGGCCTCTTGAAGGCCGGGAGAATTTCTCAATTAACCAGCAATATTAATGTATATTCATTTGCTTTAAGACCTGAAGAACACCAACCAAGTGGAACTTGTAATTTTTCAAGAATAGACACAGCAACATTAGAATTTGGTGAACCACCAACTGGTTCAAATGGTAATATTTATGCTGTTAATTACAATGTATTAAGAATTATGAGTGGTATGGGTGGTTTAGCTTATTCTAATTAATTTATTAAATATTTCTTTATTTATGTTTTTTTTTGAAATTATTTTCTAAGTTATATTATAAAATAATATGGGAGGGGGATTAATGCAACTTGTCGCTTATGGCGCTCAGGATATTTACCTTACAGGTAATCCACAAATTACTTTCTTTAAAGTTGTCTACCGTAGACACACTAACTTCTCAATGGAAGCTATTGCACAAACATTTTCTGGAACTGGTAAACCAGACCAGACCGCAACCGCCACTATTTCAAGAAATGGTGATTTAATTCACAAAATGTATCTTGTTTGTGATTCGCCAACCGGTGTTGCTACTGGAAGTATAGGTTCTGCTATAATTAAAACTGCTGAATTAGAAATTGGAGGCCAAAAAATTGATAAACATTGGAGCACATGGAATCAAATTTGGAATGAATTAAGTACTCCAGAATCTAAAGCCATTGGATTAAAATCTATGCAAGGTGATATTGGTCGTGCTGGCACCGCTGGTAGTGGGGCTGGGACAATCCAAGTACCACTTAATTTCTGGTTTTGTAGAAACCCGGGTCTTGCTTTACCATTAATCGCACTTCAATATCATGAAGTTAAAGTACAATTTGTATTTGGAAGTGCCGCCGAGGCTGGTCTAGATCCTACTAATACTTTTCTATTATTTGTTGATTACATCTATCTTGATACTGATGAAAGAAGAAGATTTGCTCAAGTGTCACACGAATATTTAATTGAACAAATACAAAAACAAGATATAGTTGCCCAGACGACGCAAAAATTAGTATTTAATCACCCGGTTAAAGAATTAATTTGGTGTCCGACTGGCTCTGGAGACGCATACAGCAAGGCGCAACTTAAATTAAATGGTCACGACAGATTTTCGGAACAAAAACCGGAATACTTCCAGCTCAGACAGCCATTTGATTACCACACTGCTGTTCCCCGCCAGAATTTACCGACCGCTGCCCAACTTACTAGTAATTATTCTGATTTAACAACAAAAACGATACCTGGGACTGGCCCGTTATCATCAATTACCGGAGTCGATGGCGCGCCGAGCGGCGATGCTGGCTGGAATGCCGTGGGATCCGGTAATATGATCGTAGGTCACACTGAGCTGGCCGACGGGAGTGATGCAGCATATTCAGCATGGCTGCCCGCTACCGGTTTATTAGACCTCACTCTCGTGGCTGGTGAATCTCTAAAGCATAACGAAATCGCCTTTGCTATCACGGACGGAGAAGCAACCTTGATGTTTAAGGTAGGTAGTCTTTACCAAATAACAGGATATGGGTCAAATTGGTTAGACAGTACAAGTGATGCCTCTACAGCTACCACACATACCGCTAGAGTAACTCGCATACAGAACTCAGAACAAGTCAATGCGGTCAAAGGGTTAGATACCGCCGATACACTTGTTTGGTTTGATAGAGTACTTATCCAAGGAACTGGCACCATCGATGCAGACAAAATTAATATAACTGATATTAAAGAAGTTTTAGCGCAAACATCTTTAGTTAATCAGGCCCGCACATCTAAAATGACCGATAAAATTAGTGTTTATTCCTTTGCCCTCAAACCAGAAGAACACCAACCTTCGGGAACTTGTAACTTCTCTAGAATTGATACTGCTATTCTGGAATTAACTGGTAATAAACAAACGGGAGAAATTTACGCTGTTAATTACAATGTATTAAGAATTATGAGTGGTATGGGTGGATTAGCTTATTCGAATTAAATTAAATTATATTTTTTATTAATTATAAGATAACTCTTTTTTTATTTATTAATATTTCTTAATATTAAGAAAAACATAAGAACAAATAAAGATACGAATCCGATAGTAAATATTAATATATATGGGTATATTTTGTACATAATTTTATGAATAATGGGTTCT